TCTGAACACCCGACGTATACATGTAAGCCGAAAGCGTTCCCTGACCAAACACAAAGTCAAGGTCACCAATTGGGTTACCTTCGTTAACACCCGAAGTACCGCCGGTACCGTTACCCGGAGTCTGCCCGCTCGCACCAGTCGTGGTAGTGGAACCCACAAGCTGAGCAACGGTCGTAGTCGGGTCGACAGTGGCCCACTGAATCGACTGACCAGACGCAGTCTCAAGGGGCTGGAAGTCCCGCGCGAGACCACCGTAAACCTTCTGCGCAACCTGCAGACGCTGCCACCAGCCAGGCGGAACGAGATAACCCGGAGTCGAGCCCGGAGTGCCAGCAGGGGCAAGAGTGCCTTCACCCATAGCCCGAAGCTCCGCGTGATCGATCTCGCCGGTACGCAGGTACCGGGTAAACGCACGCTCGCGAGCCTCAGCAGGATTAATAACAGGAGCGCGGGTAACGCCCTCCGACTGCTTGCGCATCTCCTCAGCGAGAGCTTCCGCCTGCTCGGCAGTGCGAAGGTCAACTTCAAGCTCAGAAATGCGACGGTTACGGGCATCGAAATCCGCACGCTCTTCAACCGTAAGCCTGTCGCCACGGCTGATCTTCTCCATGATCGCCTTCATGCCTTCATAGGCGGTCATGCGCTCTTCGCGAATCTTACGCGAACCAGTAGACATTATTAATTCCTCAATTTGGGCATGCGTCATCGACGCTGTTATTTGGGATTGCCTGCCGCCTTTCAACGCTGCACAGGCCAAACACGGGTATGCATCCCCGCAAAACGTAAAGTGTCGATGACGGCTTTACGTATAAGTCATTCAGTGCCAGCCGAAAAGAGCGTTACGCTCCTGAATCCTGGCAATAGCAAGACGGATCTCATCCGCTTCACGCTCAGCGGCTACAGCATCCTCATCATCCGAATCGGGGGTGTCACGCTGCTCGGATTCGGGCTCCTGGGAATTCTCCTGATAGTCATTGCCGTTGGGGTGATCAGGATCAGGAATCCCCTCATCCTCAAGATCCGCAGAGGCAAGCTTCAGCGCAGCGGAAGCAAGGTCAATGAACTGGTTCACTTCAGCGGGGAGTGCGTTACGGTCAATCCCCGCGATTTCCTTGAATGCGGCATCGAGTGCCGCGTCAACTTCAGCGGAAACACTCCGGGTCTCAGTGCAAACATGCGAGTCGCGCTCGCTGTCCAGTTCCGCACCACAGCTAGTGCAGAAGTCACCTGACGGCTTAGAGGAGCGCATGGGCTCACCACAGCCACCACAGAACGCGCCGTACTGGTTGGTTGCCCCGCACTCTGCGCACGTCTCTAGGTCGCTGTAAGTGGCCTTAGCGGCTCTTGTGTCACGAGCAGCGGTAATCGCGTCACGTGCCGACAGCTTCGTATCCGCGTAAGCAGGGAAAGTCACAGCTGAAACCTCATGAAGCCGAACCTCTTGAATCGTCCGGTTAATGCCCCGCTGCGAGTCGGAAGGGTTCCCGTCATTATCAGTCCACGAGTCCTTGACGACTTCGAAACCAAAGGACATGCCGCGAACCACACCAGCCTTAACCAGCTTCAGAAGATCATCCCCGTAACTGGTATCAACTGGGATCGCGGTAACCTTCAAGCCTTCCCGCGACTCCTCAACTAGCGCCATATGCCCCGGATTGCCCGCCGGTACGTCTGTACGGGCTAGCGGCATATCAGAGTTATGGTTCATCAGGAAGACGGAACCGCGTTCCTGGAGAGTCTTCTTGAACGCTCCTGGGGCAATCTGCTCACGGAATCCCCCCCGTTTCAGATCACCAATCGTTGTCTGCGAGTTAAACGGGGTAACAAGCCCGTTAAGGGTGCCAGAAGCCGCCGTGGCAGTACCGGCTACAGTTCGATACTCAATGGGCATTAGTGTTTTCCGTGTCATCCTGGGGCGAATCAGAGCCGTTAGAGGGTGCTTGTGCCGCTGCCTCCGCCGCGTTCTGTTCAGCCGTGGCAAGATTAGGCATCACGATCTGACCGTTAAGGCTCTGGGGGATAAGCGGCTCATCAAGCCCGAACTTCGCGGGAAGCTCCGTCATGTTTTCCTTGCCGCGAGCCTCAGAACGCACAAGCCAGCCACCCGCAATACCTTCGTTGTACGCCTGGAAACGCTCTAGAAGCGTGCCGCGTACAGCATTGTCAAGGTTGAAGTAAAGAGTCCTGCCGCGCGGCGTAAAGTCACGTGCTAGCCGCTGCTCAGTTCTAGTCGTGTAACCCTTAAGCGTGTAAGCGACGAACCCGATTTGCTGGGTTTCGATCGCGTCACCGTAACCAGTGGACTCACTGGAAAGCATCGTGAGCGGCACACCGTAGACACGTGCCACTTCTTGCATCTGCCATCCGCGAGCCTCAATGAGCTGAAGCTCATTCGGATTGATGGTGACATTCTGAAAGTCGGTTTCAGCATCCAAAACCGCAACATCACCTGAGTTGCGGGTACCGCCATGCGAAGAACGCCAACGGAGCTTAATCGCGTCCGCCTGAGACTGACTGGCAAGCGGAGCCTTAACCTTGACAATTCCGCCTAGTTGCTGTCCGCGACTGTGAAACCTTGCCGCGAGCCTGTCAGCGGCTATAGTCGTGCCGAACGTTTGAGCATTCGCCATGATCGGAGACATGCCCTGTAGGCCGTCATAACCCAGAAACGGAATATGGAAGACTTCATCATCCGTGTAATCCGTGTACTGTCCGCTTCCCGTCTCCCACCATGCACCGTTTCCTTGTACGTCGGTCTGCTTGCGAACCCGGTATGTTTTCACACCGTTGATTCGCAGAACGTGAACGTTGCCAGGGAAGATGGGCTGAAGGTCCAGGAGGGTCAAGCCCCTTGTGACCTTGAAAGCGAAAAAGTTCCCCCATCCGGCAAGATGGGTAACGATGATTTCCGTCATCTCAAACGGCGTGTAAGACTGCAGGTTTAGCCAGTCAGTCCAGGTCGTGGCCGCGCCGTTCTTATCGATCTCTTCAAGTGCGCAACTCGCGACAACCGTTGAAATAATCGAGACGCAACGGTAAGCGGTTGGGATTCCCAGACCGCGAAGCGGGTCAACTGTTTCCCCGGAATCATTGTTCTGACCCGAACCAAGAATCCCGTCAAGCGCCAGTGACTGAAGCGGCATACTTGGGCGCTCGAAAGGATTGTAATCTGGAGCACCTGAGAAGTTACGCCGCTCACCGCGAAATAGACTCATCTAAATTCCAATGCGGCAACCATGAACAGGCCACCTATAATCAGCGCAGCGTTAACTGAGAAACCAGCGACACCAACAAGCGCCATGGAAAGGAAGCCAAGCTGAAAGAGTGTCTTGACTGCCTCACCATACAAATCCAATATTGCCGACAGGTACGCCGTTATAGTGCCCAGGAGCTTCCTGGGTGACCCAGTACGCAGCACGGTCAGCAGCCATCGTCGCAGCAATGGCAAGGTCAATCTTCCTAGCGGATTTACGCGCATCCTTGACAAGACGTGATCCTCTTTCATCAACTCGTATCTGGGCATTCCCCAGGTGACGAGCTAGGCGGGGATCACCGTTATGGCGGATCTTCTGGTTTTGAACCAACTCGTAGAAGCGCTGCGTAGCGGGAGCCATCCGCGAGCCCGTTTGCGGGAACGCAACAAACACCGATTCGCCATCGGGTCTGTAATTCCTGTATTCGTTATCAAGCTCTTCAATGGCGTCTTGCCATAGATACTCGTCATACGCGAATTCACGGACAAGCATCGTGTCAAGAGCGTTGCGGATACAGTCCTTAACCTCACCACGCGGCACGCGCCATTCAAGATCTCTATCGTCCGGGCGCTCCCACAAGCCAAGAACCTTTATCTTTGGCTCATGCTCAACAGTGACGGCAACTAGTGCCGTATTGTCACCAGAACGGGAGCCGTCAAAGCCAAGAACAACACCACGACTAGGAATAGTGAAATCATCGTTCGAAAGAGTTGCACACTTATCCCACCATCCATCAGGAAGCCAAGCCTGGGAACTATCCACCCACATATTCAAGCGCTTGGTTTTGAAGTCGTTAATGGTGCCTTTAGCTAGAGCCTGCTTGTAATTAGCCTCGAAATCCTCAGGGTCTAGAAGATCCCCGTAACCTGGATTCGCCTTCTCCCAGGTTTTAGGGTCTGAGGGATCGTCACCCTGATTAGCGCCCCACCATGCAAAGAAGAACGAAGGATCATCCACCACGCCGCGTGCAACGTCTTGCCCGTACTGAAATAGCCGGTAGCAAATGGAGTCGTTACCAGAAGTGTCAATCTTCACGCCTGCAGTAGTGATAGCAACTAGCAGCGGATTAATGCGCGCACCCGTAGCGTTGGACATTACATCGTACAGCTCGTCATTAGGCTGCGCATGGAGTTCGTCCACGATGCAAAGAGACGGATTCAACCCTTCTTTCGTGAAAGCTTCGCTACTCAGTACCTTGTACGTAGATCCGGTTTCGGGTACTTCGAGCACATCTCTAAACACCTTGATGTGGGTTGAAAGACCCTCATCCATTTCAACCATGCGCTTAGCAACGCCGAATACAATTCGCGCCTGTTCCTTGTCGGCTGCGCAAGAGTAAACCTCTGCGCCATCCCCGGAAGCAAGCAAGCCGTAAAGCCCGAACCCCGACCCAACGGCGGATTTGCCGTTTTTACGCGGGAGACCGATAAGCGCGCGACGATGACGGAACCTGCCATCCTCACGCCTCGCGTACAACATCGCGAACAGATGCCGTTGCCAGTCCCTAAGGGTGATGAGCTGACCGCTCCTGCCTCCAAGGCTTTCCTTCGTGATGCGGCAGCGGGATTCAAAGAACTGGTGAACTCGCGGGCCATCCCCGCGCATCACGTCATCCCCTGGGGGAGTCGTGATCCAAAGTGGCGGGGAAGCCATGTTGACAACACTCCTGAGCGTGTGTTAGATTCATCTTGTAAGGCAACAACTCAACAGAGGGAGAGCAAGATGCGCACCTACGAAAAGAAGTGCAGGCGCTGCGACGGAACCGGATACTTCGGTTCGCGTGGAGGGTGCTTCGGATGCGGTGGTAACGCTCAAGTTCCTGGAACCGGGTACGTCACGGTTCGCGTTCTTACGCCAGAGGAAAAGGCTCAGAACGCGCTAGAACTAGGCGCACGTAAGGCGGTAGCGGACATAGCCACCAAGTACCCAGGCGACCCCGCATTCTACGCACTGCAGGGATTCACTAAGCTAGAAACCCAAGAGCCAGAGCGTTTCGCCAAACTGATTCAGTCAGTCGCCAACGGTCGAATCCTTCAAGTCTTTGAAGCGCTAGTTTGCTACGGTGCTGAATGCCAGCACTGATTAGAGCCCCTAGGAGCCCCCTAGGGGCTTTTTCATTTCCTAAGCAAGCATGTGGCCAGTCATGAGACGGAAGCGTGCCAGAATGCGTATTCGCAGACATAAAGACAACAAACAGTATGAAAACCAGCAGAATCAACGCGAAAACTACCCAGTTCTTAGCCGTTTTCACATCGCGTCACAGGCTGCCAGTAAGCGTAAACGCAAGGTCCAACAGCACTAAAAGGCACCCAACCGGGCGGAAGAGTCATCTCCGTAGCGTTGCCGTTAGGCAGGTGGAACGTGCGAATCCTTACACCCTGGGGCAATGCGGGCATGGTGGGGGTTGCGGTGGAGGAACCCCCGGAGTCGGCTTCGGTTGCGGTCTCGGCACTACTACCTGTTGAGCCATTACCAGTCGTTTTCTTTGTAGACGTAGCCCTGGACTGTCTGGGCTTGGGACTGGTTTCCGGCATTATTCAGCAACTCCTGTGCAGTCTTATCGGCTTTCAATTCGGTCAGCTTCAACCTTGCGCGATCCGAGGGACTGAAACCCAAGAGCGACAAGTTAGCCCTAATGCCATTCTCAAGAGCCCGCATCTCTTTCAGCAGCGGATTAGCCACGGTCTGCCCGTTGTAACCCTCCACGGTCAAACCCATGCGGGTTACCTCAGCGCGGAACGTCTCCAGGTCGTCGTATGCACGGGCTATCTGCTCGACAAGGTGGTAATCCTGATCCGGCCAAAGCCACCTGCCAGCGGTCCAGATCTTTGCCCATTCAAGCTGACCGCGCTCCTGGAGCCCATCAGGCATTGGAGGAGCTGTAACAGGCTCCATCGTGCTAACATCACGGATCTCTAGGTCTCTACCGCCTAGCGTCTTTCCGTTGACACTGCGAGCTTGCATCACTTCCATGGGAGTGCGTGAATGCTGATTAGGCACGGTTCCCCCATTAGTGATTGTGTATCTCGATCATGCATAATTCAGCATGTCAAGATGTATATTTATGCAGCCGCGGTGACCTGCTTACGCCCGGAATGTCCGATTTATACCGGAATGGAAAAATTGCTCAGCGCTTGAGACTGTGCGTGTGACG